AAAACAAGAAAGGATGCAGAAGGTAAGTATGGACGTATCCTTGGAGAGTTATGGAGAACAACAGACTTTGCTGATACATCAATTAATGACTTAATGATTAAGAATCATCATGCAGTTGCATATCATGGTCAATCAAAAGATGATATCGCAGAACAGCATATTATTAATCGTGGGTTGGTGAGTTCCGTATAAATAACTGTAGGAGAAAACTATGGCAATTGCAAACAGTAGAAGTACACAGATATTCAAAGACATTAGTTTGTCCTTTGCAAAGCATCCTGTTACTGGTGACGTTGCAAAACTGTCAGATGTTGACGCAGTTAAGAGAAGTGTAAGAAATCTTATCAATACAAATTTTTATGAAAGACCTTTTCATCCAGAGATTGGTTCAGACGTTCGAGCTACATTGTTTGAACCTGTCTCACCCTCAACAGCAAGTTTACTTGCTAGACATATAGAAGATTGTATTGTTAACTTCGAACCTAGAGCAGAACTATCTAATGTTATTGTAGCAGGAGATATTGACAGAAACAGATACGATGTTACTATTGAGTTTTATGTAATTAATTCTGCAGCAGAGTTACAAACCTTAGATATATTTTTAGAGAGACTAAGATAAAATGGCAACCAAACTACAAGTCACAGAGTTAGACTTTGATGATATCAAAGCAAACCTAAAGACATATATGAAAAATCAAACTGAGTTTACTGACTATAACTTTGAAGGTTCGGGACTCTCTCATATCATTGACTTACTTGCATACAATACTCATTACTTGGCAATGAATGCAAACATGGCAGTCAATGAAGCATTCTTGGATACTGCAACCTTACGTTCTTCAGTTGTCTCTCACGCAAAGACATTAGGTTATACTCCACGTTCAGCTCGTTCACCAGTTGCATATGTTGATGTTACATTAAATTCATTTACTGGTGGATCAGCAACAATTGTTAAAGGAACTAAGTTCACTACACAAGTAGATGGTTCAACTTATGGGTTTGTTGTAAACGCATCACAAACAGTTTCACCAGTTAATGGTGTGACACGTTTTGTTAATCTTCCAATTTATGAAGGTTCACTAGTAACTGCAAAATATACTGTAGATGCCTCCGACTTAGACAAGAAGTATTTGGTAACAGATGCTCGTGCAGATACTACTACTCTTAAAGTATCAATTCAAAATTCAGTAACAGATTCAACAACTACAAGTTATACACTTGCAAAAGATATCTCAGAAGTTACAGCTTCTTCTAATGTATATTTTCTACAAGAAGTTGAAGATGGTAAGTTCGAAGTTTACTTTGGTGATGGTGTTATAGGAACAAAACCAACAGATGGAAATATTGTAATTCTGGAATACATTGTTACTAATAAAGATAAAGCCAATGGTGCGAGTGTATTCAGTGGAACTACTGTTTCTGGTGAATCTGATATTACCATTGCAACTCTAGTTCAAGCATCTGGTGGTGCAGAACCAGAAACAACAGAGTCAATTAAATATAATGCTCCTCTGGATTATTCATCACAGGGTAGAGCAGTAACAACACAAGATTATAAAACAATTGTTCCACAAGTTTATGCAGACACAAAAGCAATTCAAGTATGGGGGGGTGAAGATAATAACCCACCAAGATACGGACAAGTGTACCTTGCAATTAAAACACAGTCTGGTATTAACTTGACACAAGCGCAAAAAGATAGTATAGTTAAACTATTGGATGGATATAATATTGCATCTGTTCGTCCTACGATTGTTGACCCAGAAACAACTAAGTTACGCTTGAAGTCTACAATTAAATTTGACTCTAAGTCTACAACTAAGACTGCTTCTACAATTGAGACTGATGTAACAAATGTTATAACAAACTTTAATAAGAGCGACTTACAGAATTTTGATGGCGTGTTTAGATTTTCAAAACTATCACGTTTGATGGATGCAACTGACAGTTCAATTCTTTCAAACATCACAACACTAAAGATTGAAAAAACAATAACACCAATTGTCAATACTCCATCTCAGTACATTCTAGATTTTTCTAATGCATTATATAATCCACACTCTGGACATAATTCAATGATGGGTGGTATTGTAACATCAACTGGATTTAGTATTGCTGGAGACAGTAACACAATTTATCTTGACGATGATGGCGCTGGTAATATTCGAACATACTATCTTGTCGGTGGTACAACACGAACATATCTAAGCAATACTGCTGGTACTATTGATTATTCTACTGGACTTATTACAATTCCTTCTTTAACAATATCATCTTCTGGTGCTGTATCTGTTGTGGTACAACCAAAATCAAATGATGTTGTTCCAGTAAGAAATCAATTGTTAGAAATAGATTTTGAGAATACAACGGTAACTGCTGAAGTAGATACTATTGAGTCTGGTGGTTCATCTGCTGGAACTGGTTATTCTACATCATCTTCGTATTAAGGTTTTATAAATGTCGGGACAAAATCCTACACTACTGAATAAAGTATCTCCTCATATAGAGTCGCAACTTCCAGATTTTGTTCGGGAAGATCACGCCCTCTTTTCTTTATTCCTAAAATATTACTATGAGTTTTTAGAATCTGGTGAGTTAGTACTTACTGGTTCAAATGATTTTGTTGTTGAAGAAACTCTTACAAAAAGTTTTATCTTAGATGAGACAGGTGAGAATATTGTACTTGAAGAATCAGTAGGAAAGTTTGTAGCAGGAGAAACTATCACTGGTTCTATTAGTGGTGCGACTGCAAAAGTTCTTGTTGACGATTTTGATAATAACAATCGTCTATTCATAACATCTCAACAATTATTCGAAACAGGTGAAACGATTACAGGTTCTACTAGTGGAGCATCATCCACAGTAACTTCTTATCGGGCAAACCCTGTACAGAATATTCAGCAACTTCTTGCATATGCAGATGTTGATAACACAGTATATTCATTCCTTGATAAGTTTAGAGACTCCTTTATGGAGGCAATGCCTAACACGGTTGCAGATGGTTTATCTAAAAGAAAACTTATTAAGAACATTAAAGATATGTACGCTGCAAAGGGTACGGAGAAAGGACATAAACTATTCTTCCGTATTCTCTTTGATGAAGAAGCAACTATAACATATCCAAGAGATAATCTACTTCGTCCTTCTGATGGACGTTGGAGTACAGACAAAGTTATTCGTATTGTTGAAACAGGAACTTCTGATTTTAATAATGCAGTTGGTGAGACTATCACAGGACAAGACTCTGGTGCAACAGCAATCATTGCAACAGTTATTAAATTTAGAGAAGGTGCAACTCAAATTGCTGAGTTGAATCTAGATGCGAACTCTGTTACAGGAGAATTCCAAGCAGGGGAAGTGGGAACTACAATTGATACTGGTTTAGATTTAGAAATCTCTGGTACAATAAAATCTATTGTTGTTAAAGGTACTGTATCTAAAGGTGGTGCTTACTATAGTACAAGTGATCCAGTTGTTGTTAGTGGTGGCGATGGTAATAACGCTGCAACTGCTCGTGTTGAATCTGCTGGTGCTGGTTCAATTGATGACATATTAATTGAGAATGGTGGTACAGGATATACTGCTGGTGAAGAACTTGTATTCAATGTTGATAATACTGAAGGTAAAGATGTTCGAGCAAAGATTGCCGTAGTCGGTGGTGGTTTCAATTTAGAACAATCGACTGCCCCAGACCATTTTATCAGTGAAGATGGTGACTTAATTATAACAGAAGATAGGTTCTATGTCAACCAAGAAGAAACTGTTGGAGAATTAGACCATCTTGTAATGGAAGATGGTGGACAGATTGTTATTGAAACACAAACCTTCACAGACTTAAATCTTGCAGTTGAAGCTGGAGAGATAACTAAGATTGAAATGATTAACAAAGGTAATGGTTTCTTACAACTACCTTTGGTATCTGATAGTTTAAATACTAGTGGTTCTGGTTCAAGTTTATTTGCTTGTTCAACAGAGAAACCAATGGTTGGACACATTGAAGGAATATCAATTACTAACTTTGGTTTGGATTATGCATCAGCTCCAGACTTTACACTTAACAGAAATATATTAGTTAAAGATGTAACTGGAAGTTTTACTGCTGGTGATAGTTTAACAAGTCACTCTGGTACGGTTGTTGTATTTAATCCTACAACAAATATTTTAGAACTAGATACAAGTGTTGACTTTAATACTGGTGATTCAATTGTATCTATCACTGGGGCAACTGCAACAGTATTCCAATCAACTCCTGCTTCTGCAACCTCTGAGATTGGTACGGTTGGACAAACAGTTGGTAGTTTCGTTGATGACAAAGGTAAGGTATCTGAATCTGAAATGAAGGTTCAAGATTCCAATTACTACCAAGACTATTCATACGTTGTTCGTATCGGACAATCAATTAATGAGTGGAGAGAATCGGTAAGACGTTCTGTTCACCCAGCTGGTTGGAACGTCTTTGGTGAGGTTTCATTCTCTACATTAGTTTCTGCAACTATTCAAAACCCAACTGCTGGTTCTGTTGGAGATTACATTGGTGATGATACATACTCACCAGAACTTGCATCTACATTCGAGAACCTATTCACTACAGTATTTGGTAGACGATTAGGTACTATAGATGATTCGACTGCAAGAGTTAATGCAACGGTTGGTGTCGCAGAACCTTCAGACTTGACAGCAGGACAAAGAGATGTTACACTTACAAGGGACTATACTGTTGTTCTAAGAACTAATCGTGGTTCACATAACACTGGTAATAGATTATCTAATCTTCCTAAGTATGCATTTGCAGTTCCACCTATCAATGACAATCTAGAGATACCAAACTATCCAGGCATATACAGAAGTGCAACACAAACTGGAAACGAAACTCGTGATTTGTATACCATTGACCAATGGGGACAATATAGAATCAATCAAGTATCTGTGAAGAGTACTAATACAAACGAGTTCGATTCAGACACAACAAACTTCGATTCAACAAATGAGTCGTTTGACAACATAGATAAATATACGATACCACAAGAAGCATATAATACTAGAGTTAATGTACCACCTCCAAGTGAGATAATTGTCTCATCTGCTGGTACTAGATTCAGTTCTGATAATGTAGAA